ACGTCGTACCTTATTGGCCGAAAGCGGAGGTTCATGCTTCAGTTAAAGATGGTCGTGTGAATGTAGCACCTTCTTGAACGTAAACAGAACCTGATACTTCTGTTAAAGCTGGGGCTGTGAATGTAGCACCTTGACGAACGTAAACATAACCTGATTTTTGTAAAGCTGGGGCTGTGAATGTAGCACTTTGACGAACGTCAACATAACCTGATACTTCTGTTAATTCATTAAAATCATTTTGATTTTCAATTGTTACGATTAAATCTCCGTAATGTTTCATAATTTTATTGTTTAAATTGTTATTTATTTTTCAAAGATAATTTTTTATTTTTAATTACAAAATAAATTTGCAATTTTTTTTTACTTTAAAAAGGACATTCAAAATTGTCTCCATTAAAACGGTTGCCTTTACTGGCATTTGCACGGTTTGTTTTTATACACATATTCCAAATGTGATAACCGTGAATATTGCAACGCCTGTCGATAGTTGCATTTTGCCCTCTTCTGCCTTTGGTTATTATGTAATTATTTTTATAACAGAAATTTCGGAACTCTTCAAGTGTTACAGAATTTTCTAAATTCCTTTTTCTTGAATTTATTCTGAACTGATTGTAACGAACTGCAACTGGGTCGATTTGTTTTCTTTTACGCTGGTAGTGTTTATGACAAAGCCCGCCTAGTTTATAGACGGGTTTGTTTCTGCATCCACACGCACAGCAATAAATTCCAGCTGATTTTTTATTTTCTGAAATAGTCATTTATGATGTGAATATCCGTGAAAAGAAATTATTTCAATGGCATAAGTATTAATTTTTTCTTTTAATACTCCGTCTTTTTTGTATTGAACAACTTCATCTTCAATTTTATATTTTTCCTTTTCAGACTTAAAAGCCTTTTCTTTTCCGTACAATTTAACCAAACATGCTAATAAAATTTTAGGGTCATTTTTTATCTGTTCAAGTGTTCCTGAAGCAACTATTTTTCTAGCAAAAAGAAATTCTTTTTTGACACGTTTCGCAGCACCAGTATATGTATATTTCGCCAAAACTAAATTCGTTAGAAATATTGGTGCGCCTCTGTGACCTTGCTGCATCGTTGCATTTAAATAAATATCATTCATGGTTAACAATTATTACAATTGGAAATTTATCTGTAGTATTTGCTTCGATATAAATTCCGCTTTTGGTTTCTGTAACTTTAACTATCTTCATACTTTTAAAAGCACGTCTTGCAATTTCCAGTTCTTTTTTGGTTGCCTTGCTCATAATTATCGAATTATAATTTTGTCTTTGTTAATCGGTTCTTCTAAACGCATAGCTTTGAAAACATTTATTAATGCAACTACATCCTTTTCACAGTATAAAGCAATTCTGTCTATATCTCCAGCATGAAATGCAGCTGAAACTTTCGATCCGTCAAGGTCATCTTTAGGAGTTTCAAGTCCAAACGCCATGCAAAGTGCTGGAAGTCCAGCAGAATTAAAACCGCCTAATTTCCAAATTTCTTGAGTGTCAAGGTTCAATTGTTCCCACGGTTTTAAATTACTTGAATCTAAACTTTTCGGAATCTTAATCCTGTTTATCAACATTCGTTTTCCTAAATATGGAAAATCAAAACCTTTTCCATAATGGGCGCAAATTCTAGCATCTATAACCTGACCTTCAAATTTTTCTAAATCAGTTTTAAAATCATTCAATAATTCGCCTTCGTTTAATCCTGTGTAAGAACGTAGGTAGAAATCTCCCTGATACATAAAACCAGCAGAAACACAAACTACACGGCTAAATTCTGCATGAAGTCCAGCCTCTGAATTCCAAAGGTCGGAATAATATTTTTCAAAAGCAATTTCTTTATTTTTGAAAAATTCATTATCAGGGTTGTAATTTTCATTTTCTGTAGTGATTTCTGAAATTGGTTTAGGTGCTTCAGGTCTGAATTTAAATTTGTAAATCCATTCTGTACGGACGTTTTTAGGAACATCTTTGAAGTGTTGCCAGTTCGGTGCTGTTTCAATATCTAAAAATAGAATCGTTTCTATTCTAATGTGATTGATTGATTTCATATTGAGTAATTTAAAAAATTAATTTTGTGTTTTTCTGCGAATTCTTTTAAATGTTTCGCTTCGTTTTTAATAGAAATTTTTCCTGTTGCTTGTGTTGTCACAACTATCGTTTCAAAAAAATGACTTTCTTTTTCAATTTCTTGTTTTAAAATATGTATCAATTTATTTCCAGCTTCAATTTCCTTTGCATTTCTCAAAAGTCTTACAAGTCTAGTTTTTCCAGTTCCTTGTTTTCCTGATAATAAAATTAGTGTGTGCATATCTTAAAATTTAATCGTTAATACATCCTTCACAAGTATTTTCTCCGTCTTCACTTTCTTCTGACATTTCAGAAATTTCATACCACCAGCCGCAAGTCGTACAAAGAAAAATTTCTTGTTCTATTTCGTTAATTTGTTCAGGAAGCAAATCTTCTTCTTCAAATCCTTCGTTTTCACAAACTTCTCTTAAACTCTGACAGCTACCTTGTAGGCTGTTAATAATGTTTTGAATTTCTTCAGGTGTTACTATTCTACTCATGGTTTATTATTTAAAATTGTTAATTTTTCGATGTTTATTTTTAAAAGTTTCAAATACCAAACAGGTGCTTTGATATAAAATTTATTTTCTTCTGTTCTAGTAGTTATGTATTTGGCACTAAACCAAGCCGTATGCGACCAAACTATATCTGAATGTTTTATATAATAAGCTTTTATTGACAGGTTTTCTGTTTGGTGGTAAAATTGGGCTTGAAACTCAATTTTGTCATTATCTTTATAAACTTGTTCAGGTTCACATTCACAAACCTCACAAGTTCCCTTGAAAATTTCAGCATCTTCAACCTCGATGCTTTTTAAATAATCAGTTGTTTCTTGTATCATATAATTTGAATTTAATTAATAAATATTTTTTCTTCACTATCGACTTCATTCAATTCCTGAAGTAATTCAAAATAACGTTCTTTGTCTATTTCGTCTATTTCAATTTGACTTTCAAAATATTCTAGTGCTTCGTATTGCTTCCAAACTGTGTCTGATTCGCTGTGATAATAATAATAAAATTTTTCTTCAGTAACTTCAGGTTTTAATTTATACATCTTTTCCATTCTCTCAACCCAAAGTTCAGGATGTTTGTATTCTTTGAATTTAGCATAATCAATAAGAGTTAATTTAGGATTCAATGCTATTTGTCTGATAATCCATCCCTGTTTATATCCTTTTACTTCACGAACTTTTTCAAGCTGTTCAAGGTCAAGGTCTCCCCATGCTTTATTCACTAATTCAGGTGGTAATAAATTGTAATTTTCTACCTGAATAAATTCACTTTCTAAAAGCTTCTTTTCTTCTTTAGGGAAAACGAATCCACAATATTTACATTTCGGGGCTGGTGCTGGAACTATGCAACCACAACCTTGAAAACCTCTCTCATCATACTTATCTTCAGGACATCCTTTGACTGGTGCAATTCCTTCAGCTGATTTAATTTTATGAGTTAAAGACCATTTTCTGTCCTGTTCCCAAAATCCTAATTTATAAACATTTCCGCCCATATCTAACAGATTGAAATGTGTTTTTTGCAAATATCCTAGTTTGTTTTTGAATTCTTCAGGTGTAATTCTTGAACCACGCCCACCCATTTGCAGCCACAATGATAAAGATTTAGTTATTCTGTTTACAATTACAGTTTCAATAGTCCATTCATCAAAACCAGTAGTAGCTAAATCAACGTTACAAAGAACTTGAAAAGCCCCAGCCTTGAAAGCTGAAAATATATCTTTACGTTGTTTTTTAGGTGTTTTTCCGTCAACATGTACGGCAGAAATTCCAGCATCTAAAAAAAATTGTGTTACTTTCTTGCTATGTTCTACATTTACATTGAAACAAATTGCTTTGGTATTTGGTGTTAATTTTTTGTATTTTTCTACTACTCCGTCATAAAGTTGTTTTTTGTCGAACATATCAAACATCTGCTTGTTATCATATTCGTTTCCTACAACTTTAATTTTTGAAGTGTCAACTTTTGCCGAATAAGTTATGGCTGGAACTAAATAGCCCTGTTTAATTAAATCACTTATAGTTACGGTTTCTACAATATCGTCATAAATATCGCTCAATTGGGTCATTTTTCCAGTCCTTATAGGTGTGGCTGTTGCTCCTGTTATGTAGTAACCAGCTTCTTTGTAAATTTTAACAACAGGGTCAAATGTTTGCTTGTGCGCTTCGTCTATTATAAGTAAATCAATTTCAGGAAAAACCCTTCTTTTTAATGTATTAACAGATGCTACGTAACACATAGCGTTTTTTCTCATAGTTCTGCCCGCTTTTATTATAGACGGATTCAAACCATAATCAATAAGTTTATCTTTAGCTTGTTCTAATAACTCATCACGGTCAACAGCAATCATAACAACAGAGCCTTTTTTCACACTTTCTGAAGCCATGTCTGCAAAAGTTACCGTTTTACCTGAACCAGTAGGGGAACATAAAATTACACATTTTTTGTCCTGAATAAACCTGTTCTTAACTTGTTTTTTTAATTCTATTTGATACGGTCTTAATTTCATTTTCTTCTAGTAAATAAAATGATTATAAAATATACTAAAAAAACCAAAAATGAAAAAGCACCTAGAAAAATACAACGCCAAAACATTTTATTTCTTTCTTTTCTGTAAACTGATTCATTTTTTATATACAAAGTTAATATGTATATAACACCAGCATTGAATCCTAGAACTAGCCATGCTAGCAAATAATAAAAGTACTCCATAATTATTGATTCAATTTTATTAATTCAAGTTCAATTTCTTCTTTATTCATTCCTTCTTCTTTTTCAAGATAATCTATACAATATTGTAGTTTTTCAGAAGCTTGAACTTGAGACTTTGATTCATAGCCATTAACTAACACATTTCCCCATTGTTGAAGAATGCTTATAAGTTTTAAAATCTCTCTTAAATGATACTCTTTTTTATCCATGATATAAGTTGTTTAAATTTCACTTTGCAAACATAGTAAAAAAAAATTGCAAAAAAAAATGCAAATTTATTTTTTTATTAAATATTTTTGTTTTTACTTTGCCATATCAAAATACAATAACAATGGAATTGAAAAAATTAGTAACTCAAGTAAATAAAAATTTCGTTATCAGATACAGATTTGATTCTGATAAAAAGACATCTTTGAAAGGTGCTTGAAAATATACCAGTTTATTAGAGAAAGCTAAAAATCCTGAAGATATGGCTTTAAAACATTTTAATAAAGCTTTGAATTCAACTGAATCAAAAATTAATATAAGATTAAGAGGCGGTTTATCCGTTACATTTGTTCAAAAATAAATAAATTTAAACTAAAATAAAATGACTAAGAAAGTAACATTAAAAGAAAAGAAATCAAAGCCTGTTTGTGATGCTTTAAAGAGAAGAATCCTAGAAGTAAAACCGAAACTACCGAATTCAGGAGTTACTTCATTAATGGTATTTTATTATCCTGAATTAGACACGGTAAAAAAACGCTCTTTAATGAGTAACGTTTTGCACTTGAGACAGACAGACGAAGACATTACTGAAAAACTTGAAGCATTGGCTTTGAAATTAAACGAAAATAATACTAATACAAATATTTAACATTAATTAATTAAAAATTGAAATTATGAGCAATGATTTTTTACCTGTAGGGTACGAGGTACCAACTAGCGGCGGCGGTTACGCAAAATTAGAAACTGGAGAAAACAAATTCAGAATTCTTTCTTCTCCTTTAATGACTTGGTTAGAATGGAGAGACGGAAAAACAAAACGCCATAGATTTGTTAACAAAGAAGAAACGCCAGCACCAGCTAAAGGAACTGGAGAAAAAGACAGCGTAAAACACGCTTGGGCTTTAATTGTTTGGAATTACAAAACTGAAAAGATAGAACTTTTAGAAATAGACAAACAAGGAGTTATTGCAGCTATTAAAGCATTGTCTGAAAAACCAGCATGGGGTCATCCTAAAAATTACGACATCGTAATTAGTAAAAAAGGTTCTGATTTAAAAACAGAATACATGACTACTCCTGAACCACCTAGCCCAGTTTCAAGCCATATCGTTGAAGCTTATACTGAAAATCCAATTGACTTGAATCAATTAATGGTAGAGGGTGGAAATCCTTTTATTTCAAAAGATGTTGCTGCAAATCCTGCAAATCTTAACGCTCAACCAGTATCTACTTCAGAAAAAGTTGTTACTCCTGAAAATTGGGTTGCTGGAGACAAAGTTCCAGCTGGTCATCAGGTAAATCCTGATACTGGTGCATTGGAAAAGAAAAAACTTCCATTCGATTAATAAATTAACCTTAAAAAGCTGTTGTTGTATTTCAGCAGCTTTTTTTTAAATCATTAAATTATGAGTGTTGTAAATTTAAAAATATCTCACGAAGTTGCAGCTAAATTGTGTATCAAAAAAGCTGAAGAAGCTAGAATAAATAATGCACATTTGGTAAACGTTTTCACTTATTATTATTTGAGAACCATTCCAATTAAAACTATAAACCAATTCAAAACAAATCCTAATTCTGTTAAAAGTTCAAATATAGTTACTATAAAATCTGAAGTTTTGCCTTGTGATTTTTTGTATTTGAATAGAGAATTGCCAGTAAGTGACAAGCCTATAGTATTGAACAGAGAATTTGAAGAGAAAATTTTTCAATTAGTCATTTTAAAAGATGCTAAAATAAAAGAATATTCTGAAATTTTTGCTGAATGTCAAGAAGCTTTAATTGAATTAAGAACTTTCAAAAATGTTAAGGAAAAGTTTCCTGAAGCTTTTGAATTCTTGCCTACTGAAACAACAAAATCAAAAACTATTGATTTTGAATTATTAAGAACTAAATTATAAATTATGTCAGATACTACAACAAAAATAAAAAGGATTAAGATTCAAAACTTTAAAGGTTTGAAATCTTACGAAGGAGAAGTTCTAGGAAAAGATATTTATTTAACTGGAAAAAATGCAGCTGGAAAAACTTCATTCATTGAGGCGGTTTGGATTGCATTGACTGGGAAAAATATTCCACCTAAACCAATCACAACAGGAGAGAAAAAAGGACTTATAGAAGTCGAACTTGAAGACGGTTATATTGTCAGAGTTAAAATGAATTCTACAGGAAAAGCACCAATTAATTTTGAAATTGAAAACCTTAATGCTTTAGACGGTCAAGACCCTTTTGTAAAAGCACCTAGAACTTGGTTAGCTAATAGAATCGGAATTATTGACTTTGATGTTAACGACTTCTTCAAAATGTCAGATGCTAAACAAGTAGAGTATTTTTGCAAGATTACAGGCTTGAACGTTTCAGAAATGGATGAACAGATAGAAGAGATTACTGAAAGCCGTAAATACGATAAAAAGAAGCTTGCAGAACTTCAGTTAAAAACTGGATTCTATAATTCTGAAGATGCAGAAAAAGAACCTATTGACGTTGTTGAACTTTCTAAAAAAATTCAAACATTAAAGGATTCAGAAAAAGAAAAAGCTGAATCCTATTCATCTATAGAAGAAGGAATAAAAACTAGACAAGAAACTGTTACTGAATTAGAACGCCAGCAAAAAGAAATCGACTGTAAATTAAACGGCGGAACTTACGTAGATATCAACGGAATTGAAGTTGTTGTTGAAAGAGGTTTATTAGATACTATTAAAGCAGCCAAAGAATGGTTGTTGATGCCTGAAAACATCCCTTCTGAAAATCCTGTTCTTGTTAAGCTTGAAAAAGATTTTGAAAATTCTGAAGAAATAAACAGCAAAATCAAAACTGCTAAAGAATTCAAAAAGGCAGATGAAGAAATTAAAACTTTGACTGATGCAATTGAAACCGCAACTGAAGAAATTCAAGAGCAAAAAGATATGAAAGCAAAAGTGATTTCTGAAAAAATTGATATTGAGGGATTGTCTTATGATATTGAGAAAGAATGTTTCCTTTTCAATGGATTGCCATTTGATAAAACTCAAATCAATACAGCTTCTCAAATCATTGCTGGTTTAAAAATTGGTGCTTCTCTTCTTAACGATGTCAAGATTCTTAAAGTTGACGCTTCATTAATTGATAAAGAGAATTTTAAAAAGGTTCAAGAATGGTCAAAAGCTGAAGGAATAGAATTGTTTGTTGAATTAGTTGACCGTGAAGCTGGGGCTTTGAAAATTGAAATTGAAGAATCTTAAATTTTGTGTCATGTCTAAAATTCTAAAAAAGTTCGACAAAAAAAAAGAAGTTCCAAAAACTCAAATTGAAAAATTCAAGCAAATGGAACTTCAGAATCCTAACATTAGATTGCTAGCTGAAACTTTTGATTTGGTTATAAAAATATAATAACTAAAACAGTAGCTGCACCAGCAACGAATCCATAAAAGCCGCTCCTTAATTTGCGGCTTTTTTCGTTTCTAACGATTAATTTATAATCGTTGACATCTTTAGTCAAATTGATATTTTTATCCTTTAAAAGTCCTAAATCCTTGCTTAAAACGTCATTCGATTGTTTTAATTCAAGTTTAGCTTTGTCGCAATTAAATAAAGCAGCATTTAAAGCTTTGTTTTGTTCTTTGGCTTCTTTGCCTTCAATCATTTTAATTACAGCTTTATCCATGTCTTTAACTGCAATTTTTATGCTGTCGTTATTCGTTTGCGAGTTCTGTGAAAATCCTTTTACGATTAACAACATCGTTACTATAATAATCAGTTTTAACTTTTTCATATTTTATTTTAATTAATGGTTTTGAATCTTTATATTTTTGTTCTTGTATTTCGTACTTGTGAATTAGTTTGCTTTTTTCTACAAGTTCAAGGCTGTCTTTTTTTAATTCAATTTCTATTAGTTCATTTTTCTTTTCTCTTTGCTTCATTTCCTTCAGTAACTCTTTGTTTTGTCTTCTGTAAGGTTGTATTGCAAAGTAATTGATAAAGAATATAAACGCCCAAATTAAAACCAATACCATTAATGGTATTTTGTACCTTATGACTAAATATTTTATACTATTCCACATGAGCAAAAATTGAATTTTTTGTATTTCTTGTTCTTAACATAACCTCTCCGCCGTTGCTATCATTACCGATAGCCGTGTTTCCTTCAATGGCTAAAAAAGTTTCTCCTTTAATTACCCATTTTACAAATATTCCAGTATGGTCAAATCTTCCATCATTATTCCAATCATAAAAAACAATATTTCCAGCTACTGGATTTTTTGTAATCATATTGTTTTTGACAAAATAAGCTACTGCTGTTTGACATCCAGCAAATCCTTTTGTAAATCCTATTTTAGGCAATGGAAAACCAGCCATAAAATAACACCAACTTACAAACTCCCCGCACCAAGGCACGCCGTCAAGACCAAACCATTTTCCGTATTTGTTTTTATTGGTATTTTTAGGAACTTCTGTAGTTCCTATTTCTTTACTGGCTATTTCTACAATTTTATTAATCATAATTCTCCGTATTTTAATTTATATTTAATTAAGTCTTTAGATTGCTCTTCATTTACTTTTCGTAAATAAGCATTTATTTCTATAAGCTTGTCCACTTGACCTTGCATGTCAATAAGTAATTCCTTTTCGATAAGTCTAACAGTTTTTATATTTTCTAATTCAGTTGATTTAGCTGAATTTTTGTCCTGTTGCCTTTTATAAGCAACAGAACCAATCCAAGCTATTGCTGTTCCTACTGTTCCTGAAATACCTAACCAGTTTTCGATTAAAAATTTTATCATATTTATTTTTTATTATATGGATGAATAAACCTTACAAAATCTAAACTGCTTATCATATATTAAAGTGTCTCCTTTGTCTGAAATCACTTTTATAATACCGCCATTCGCTTTAAATTGAGACGAAATGAAATGAGATATTGTCACGTTAAAAGGTTGTTCTACATCTGCTCCTCTTTGAAACCTGAATGACTGTCCGAATCTTTCTCCTAAAGTAGGAATGTCTATAAAAATAGTAAAAGCACCTTCAATATTATTATTTTTAGCTTTAAACATAATAGATGTAATCATGTGGTCATCCTGATATTGTGGTAATATTTTAGACGTACCTGAATCAAAGAAAGTAGCGTGACTTGGTGGCAACTTGCTACTTAAAATAGTTCCCTTGTTGTTTGTTAAAGTATCTGTAACGCCTTCCAATATAGATTGCGGACTTGCTAACGTATGAACGGTATCATTGAAATCTTCATGTCCTAATTTATTAATTTCATTTGATACAATAATCCAGTTCTTTGTCGACTTAACATTTGTTAGCTGTAAACATTGATAATTTTGGATCAATTTTATAGTTCCGTCAGTTACTCCATTTATTTTATTTCCACTCACTACAGTAAAGGTAGCGTTGTTAGTTCCAGCTGCTCCTTTTTCATCTACTAAAGTCAAAATTTCTCCTTCAGGATAAGTTTCTGCGTCAGGTAAAATAGCAGTTTTTGGACTTGAAGCATTGTCAACCCAAATCCATTTCTGAACATTTGTTACAGGTTGACCGTCATATCCTATTCCTGTTTTTGAAACTTTATTTCTTATATTTACAGCCCCGATTAAATTAATTCTATCGTCAGGATTTGAATCTAAAATAACATCATTGTTAGTATTTATTTCTATTTCCCAGTTGGTTATATTTCTGAAGAAGTTATTACCTATAATTTGTTTATGTTTCAAGTAATCTATTGAAATTCCATGAGTTGTAGAATAATCAGGATGACCAGTATTGTAAATTTCGTTATCAACTACACAACAATCTTTTGAAGCTACATAAATTCCAACTCTTGTAGTTTCTCCGTTTAATCCATTGTCAAAAATTTTGTTTTTAGTTATCAATAAATTTGATGAAATGTCATTAGGTTCAGCTGTACTAATACCAAAATTTTTATTTTGATAAATTATATTTTCTGAAATTATAGAATCAACGCAATGAGCAGATAAATGAATTCCTACTTCTCCATTTCCGTAACATTTGTTATGAGAAATAATATTGTTACTTCCATAGCCGTCTGAATCAACTCCAGCGAAACCGCCAATAGTTAAACCGTTTTTAACGTTATTAAAAGCTTCATTGAACTGTATAGAACCATTTCCACAACTAGCCTCTAACAATCCATATCCTGAAGTTTTTCCTAAATTATAGTGAATGGTTGGAAATTTAGAATTTATATTTAAAATATTTTGTCCTACTCCTTCTCCTGTATTATTTATGTATTTATTATAACTTTCTTCAGAACCGTCGTAAACGCCATGACCTTGTACAAAAGCAAAATCACAATTTGTGACACTAACTCTTTTAGTATCAGAACCAAAAATTTTAATTGCTATACAAGCTTCAGAGAATGATAAAAAAGTTTCGTAAGATATTACTGTTCCGTCTGCAAATCCTAATGAATCAATATTTATTTCTTGCTTATCTTCAATGTTGAAAACGTTGTAATATGTAGCTGGCGTTCCGTTTACTACTCCGTCCATTATGATGACACTAGACAATCTAGTTTTTCCAAATAGTTTTGTGTTGCTATTAGGATTCATTTCATCTGATATTAAATATTTACCTTCAGGAAAATAAACATTTAAACCAGTATTTATTGCGTTCTGAATTGCTGTTGTGTCATCCGTTCCTACGTACTTTGATAAATCAGCGTCATAAATAGCGTCTCCAGCAGCACCAAAATCTTTAACGTTAACATGTAATGTTCCGTTATCATAAATTTTAGTATAGTTTAATTTGTCATTAACATCGCCACCGTTATAAATAGCTAAATCCCATACAGTTGATTCGTCATAAAAACCGCCTACAATATCTCCAACTTCAAAAGTGCTTGGTGCTGTATTGCCTTCAGCTTTATATTTTAATTTAAAGTCAGGAAACAAAGGAATAGCTGTAGCGTTAACAGCAGAAATAGTTTCATTTAGTTTTGTTCTAAATCTGTTTGTTTCTTCTGCTGAAAGTTTATTAAATAATTCGGTATTAGCTGTAGTTTTTGCTTCTTTTTCTCCGCTTAAATTAGCGTCAATGAATTCATACGGCTCTATCATACTTTTGTAATTTTAATAGCGGAATAACCGCTATATTCGTTATTAGAAATTTTTCCTAAAGATACTAAAATTTTTTTCGCTTCTACAAATTGATTTTCTATTGTTGAATTTATATCCATTATATCAATATGTTTTTCACTTATTTTCGGGCTACTCCAATTCTGCTGATTAATCGCTTTTAATCCAGCGTTAGTGTGTATGTATGTATTTTTCAACATCTGTCCTACTACGCATAAAGCTACAAATTTTCTAAATCCTAAAAAATCATTGCTATCGGAATTCACAATTGTTCCTGAAAAAATTTCTTTAGAAATAGCTAAACCAAACATCTGTATAAATGTAGTATTTTTAACTGTTCCCATAAGTGAGTTAATTTTTTCCTGACTTAATGAATCAGTTACAGGATAAAACTCTTTCAATTCATCTACTGTAATATTTTCTATTGCTGCCATATAATTAAGTTTATTGTTGTGGTTGTGCTGGTGGTGTTATCTTTGGACTTCCTACAATTGCTCTAGCTTCATCTTCTTTGAATCCGTAAAGTAATTTTAACATTGCAACGCCACTTTCTACAGTAGTAGCACCACTTTGAACAGAAGCTTGTAAGGCTAAAATATTTGGAACTGTACCACTAAAAGCCATTAATTCTTTTTGTTCTTCAGTTCTTTCATCTTCTACTGGTTTAGCTTCTTCTTCAGTTGCTTCTTGTAAATCAATACCAATGTTTTTAAAATATTCATTTATCTTTTCAGCTTCAAACAAGCATGTCGTTTTCCAGTTTTCAATAGCTGCGTTTATAGCATCCCCGCTATTTCCAAATACTCCTTCGTTAGCGTTTGCTAAAATAGGTGGAAAATTATATGCAGCTGTACATATTTTTTTACTTGCTTTATCGTCAACAGCGTTAAATTTGTCTATATCAATATTGTTTCCTATGTCAACTTTTTGAAAGAATTTAGTTAAATCAGCGTCATCGTCTAAACCTAATTCAAGAACGTGGTTTGTTCCGCTTTGTTTAGTAGATTTGGCTTGTCTCAACGCTCCAATAACTCTGTCAGTATTTGAAATTTTTACTTCTCCTGTAGCTTCGTCTTTTTGGTCTGAACTTTCAGCAGATTTTTTCATTAAGAAAATATTATTTCCGAACAAAGAATTATCTGCACTAGCTGTAATGTGTTCAGGGGCGTCATCTTCAATCAACATCCATTTATAAACAGAAAACAAAGGCGTTATTTCGTAAGGTTGTGAGGTTGTGTTATATTGAGAAACTTGACCGCTAAATTTTTTAAATCCACCAGCTTTTTCAATCTGTTGTAGTAATACTTTTTTATTAGGATTGAAAGCTGGAAATGTTTTGTCATTTTTAGCGTTTAAGTATTGGTTTACATTTCCTAAATCGTCAATCTTTCTCGCTCTGTAATATCTCGATTGCCTATAACTTACATCAATAGGCTTTAAATCTGCATCGTATTTAATCCACGTTGTAAACATTCCGTATTTTATTTTTTCGTCAACTATTTTAGTCCACATTGCCTTATATTTTTTCTTTAGATTTGGCAACACGCAATATTTTTTGAACATTAAAACAGTCATGGTCGCTGTAGGGCTGTTCTGTATTGCTTCATCCATAATCTTAAAGAAATCACCGCTTTCAATTATTTTGCTAAAGTCAGTTTTTTCTTTTACTGGCTTGTCAACAGTAGTCAATTTCATATCCATAATAATAGGTTTTAAAAAAGCCGTAATTTACAAAAAATTACGGCTTGATTTATAATAAAGTTAATAAATTTTATTCTTCTTCTTTTTTTACTTTGACAATATCGCCAACTTTAACACCTCTTTCAACTAATTCAGGATAGTCAATCAAGTCTTGTTCAGTTACTTCGTGGTCAATTTTGTCATCCTCTTTAACTGGTGCTTTAGGTTCTTCAGTTTTCACAGGAGCAGCTTCTTTTTTAACTGGAGCATTTGCTTTACTTGTAACTGGTGCTTTAGGTGCTTTAGATTCTTTCTTTGTACCTAATTCTTTTTCAATTTCACTAACATTACAAACGCTGAATAAATCAGGTCTAGCTTCGTGCAATTTCAAAGCTAATTCAAGCTTCTCTTTTCTAACTTCAGCAGTATCTTTATCATGTAAAGGATATAATACTTTGCTTTTTTTGTCTTTTTTGTCTGCTACAAAACTAATAGCACCTATTCTCAAGGTAAATAATTTCTCGTTTTTCATTTTTAAATAATTTTTATAGTGAGCGTTTAAATCTAAACTTTTCCCACAACTTAAACAAATTTTTTGATTCTCTATATAACGCCTTGCTTCTTCAGGCAAAGCGTTAAATTCTTCAGCTGTCATTGTTAAGGAACAATTACAGGGTCAAGACGTTGATTGTATAAAGCGTTTGTGTTTCCAAAGTCAGTATCTAACCAGTTTACACCGTTAGGAGTTGACTCTTCAGCACCAGCAACGCTTTTAAACATTCCTACTACTCTACCTCCGAATTCATCAGCTGTAGGAGCAACAAGGAATTTCAATCCGTTCTGAAGTCCGTACACGTGAAAAGTGTCTGCTTGAGCGTTAACACCTTTTAATTTAGCCACAATGACCCATAAATTAGAATTCAGTCCTTTAACGTTCTGTTTTCCTACTGCGCTTTCACTATCTGTAACAACAATATTACCTACAGTATGAGCGTATTTGTCAGGTGTGCTAGTACCTTCTACAACTTCGTAGTTTGGTTTCGCCGTGTTTAAATACCAATCAATTTTGATAGGATAATAAACAGAAGTTGGTTCAGGATATTCTCCTGTAGCTGGGTCAATAACATCTAACGAATCCAATAAAAAAGGATTCAAAGTGTTTTTTGTAAAACTCACAGCCTCTACTCTTACCGCTAATGCTCCACTAACTAAATTCAAATTAGAAGCGTCACATAAATTAAGAATGTCTTTTACTTTTTCGCAAGCCATAATTATTTTTGTTTTAAATAAACACGCTAATTTTATTTAGCGTGTTTATGATTAGTTTATTTTTTTTTAGTAAGCTACTACGTAATAATCTCCGTGAACTGCTTCAGGGTGTAATATTGTAGATAAAGTTCCAGCTTCGTAAGCTTTTCCAACTTCTTTGAAATCAGTTTTAAAAGTGCTTTCAGTTGGTACAGGGAAACTTAACATCGGTAAACCAACAGTTAAGATTGCTCTGTTAGGGTTATTTAAAGCCCCAACTACAGCAGATTTCATGTCTCTAATAGCAGCAGAAAAATGTTCGTATTTAACTACTTGAATATCTCTGTAAACAAAGCTATCAAAGTTACCAAATTCGTTTTCGATTTCAACGAATCTAATTCCAGCCAATTCGTTTTTAGCTCTTTTTGCTTGAACTGCATCAAACATTTCAACTGTCATCCAAACGTATTTCTCGCTATTCATAATCATTTGCAATGATATTGATTGAGCAGAAATCATTTCATCTAAATAAGCCAAAACTTCTTCGTCAGTAAACGTTAATTGAGCAGCAGTTGTAATTTCTTCGTTTTGAAGAATAGTAACTACATTAGTTGCAGCGTCAGAAATCTTTTTCCACTGACCATTATCTTTTTTGTACGCTGGCAATAAAGCTGCGTTGTTTAGGTCTGTAGAAATGTATGCAGTATTTCCTAGCCAGTAAGTTTTCAACATTGAGTAAGTTAAACGTACAGCCTGTTCTTTTGCTTTTTGGTCATCCAAAGTAGCTGTAGGTGCTGGGTTGTTTACATCAATACCATAAACAAGCATTTCGCCTTCTGATAATTCTGTTAAACAGATGTTACACGCATCGTTCATTTGAATTCTAGTGTTCTTTAAAACACTAGGAACTGCACACGCTTCAGTCACGTCGCATCCGTCCATAATAATAGCATCTTCGATTATGATAGGTGCTAACGAATAAGTGTTTGGTGTAAGTGTAACACTAGTGTTATACTTAGATGTAGCCTTTGCAAGAGCAGCCATTAAAGCTATCTCAAAATGCGATTCAGACATTTCAAAACCTACAGGGGTAATGTTATTTGCTGTTATCATTTTTATTTAATTTAAGAATTTAACTTTTTTTTAATTTATGTTAAATTGATTTTTGTCAAATCAACTTTTTTTCCGCCAATATTAAGCGTTTTTTTCTTTTTCTTTTCTTCATCGTCATCATCTTCAGCGTGTGACATTAAAGCTTTTAAACCTTTAACAGATTCTTTCATTTCTGCTAGTTCGCTTTTTAAAGCAACGTTTTCAGCTTTGATAGCAAGAATGTCTGTTTCGTTAGAATCTAAAGCAGCAGCCACGGCTTCTAACATTTCTACAGTTTCAGCAGACATTTCGGTTTCAACTTCTTCTACTGGAACTACTTCTAGTTTTGTAACTTTTCCTGAAGCTACTGTGATTGTGTAAGTGTTTCCTTCAGAGACAAAAACGTGTTCGCCGTCTTCTGCTGTTACCGTAGAACCTTCTTCAATTTCTGTGACATCATTAGCATCAGGAAAAGTCAATTTTTCTCCGTTAGCACCATCGATTTCAAAAATCATGTCAGCTTCTTTTTTCTTGGGAGTTTTTATCCTCATATTGGCAAGTGCTGTTCGCCAGTTCATTTTTGGTTTTTTCATGGTATTTAATAATTTAATTCATACTCTTCTTTAATAAGACCAAAATACAAGAGGTCATTTCTGTCAAAAGACGTTTCATTCTTTTTCATAAATGAAAACATTTCATTTGATATATCGGTATTTTCTAAAAGCAGTTTATCAAAAATTTTGTCATAATAATCTAGGCTTTCAAAAATTTCTTTAGCATCTAAAGCTGTGATTCTTTCTCTGTTCTCGAACGTAACTCCAGCGGCATGATATAAAAACTTAGCTTGTTCAGAACAGAATTTCATATCTCCCAACATGAAGAAAACAAAAGCACATGAATAAGCGTATTCTTCAACACTTGTAACAAAAACATATCCTTCACTTTTTTTAGCTAACATGATTTCACACATAGCCTCTAAAATTTCACAATATCCGCCTTCACTTTTTATTTCAAAAACAACGACACTAGGCTTTGAAATCGCCTCTATATCGGTTGTGAATTTGTCAAGCATTGACTGGTCAAAAACTCCTTCAATTAGTACTTCTATTGCTTCCATTTATCACAAATATTTTCTTCTTCTTTAGCGAATATTTTATTACTTATAGGGCAAGGAACTCCTGAACAATTAGTACAAACTTTTCCTTTTACTTCTTTGATTATAGCATTAAAAAAATCAGAATAAAAAGCATCCTTCATTTTATCACAACCAGCACAAATTTCGGCACGTCTTTTTTCTTCAGTACCGAAATCTTTTTTGGCGTTTTTTGCTATTGCTTGTATCAAATCTTTACTCATGGTTCAAATATATAAAATTAATTTGAATTAATTTTAACTTCCTGAATATTTTTTGCTTCATCTAAAGTTTCAAGAACTAAAACTGGAACTACACTAGGCGGTTGAACTTGGTTTGGTGGAACTTCTATATTCGCAACAGTTTCTGTTCTTGCTGGATTTTCAAAATTGTTTCTAGCAGTCGCTTGTTCAGCTGCACCCGAAGACATTGACATTGAAGGAACTGAAGTAGAACCACCGCCGCCGCCTTTGTTGGTGCTTAATATATTTTTAACAGCAGCGAATCCAGTTGCAGCCGCAATGATTACAGCTGGTATTGATTGAGGATAACCTAAAGCAACACCCGCCGTGATACCTTGGTAAGTATTTACTAAAGCCATTGCTACAGATAAAGCTTTACTTTCTCCAAAAATAGTTTGAGCAGCTGCCAAAGAATCTTTCACTAGATTTCCATTAGCCATTCTTTTAGTTGCCAAAACATCTTTATCAATCGCTTTTGTTGCTTTTGCATATTTCGCTTCTTCTAATTCCTTTAATGCAGAAACTTCTTTTGCTGTCTTTTTTTCAGCTTCCAGTTCAGCGTCTAAAGCCAAAAGTTTTTCATTCAAATCATTTTGAAGCTGTAACTTTTTTAACTCGCTTTCTGCCATTCCTTCTTCTTCAAGGCGCAACATTCTCATTTCAAATGAAACATCTTTTAGAGTTTCTTCTTCTTGTAAAGCTATGGCTTTTCTTTCTTTTTCAGCAGCCTCGAAATTTTGATTTATTAAAGTGACATTTTCAAAATATCCTTTTTGAATTTCCTCTATAGCTTTTGTTTTTTCTGATTCAGAAATTAATTCACTATTGATTCTGTCAATTTGTATTTGTTTTAACAGCCTTGAGTTTAAAAGTAAATTGTCCTTTTCATCTTCATTTATTTTCTTTTTTTCTTCAGTAAATTTTTTCTGAATTTCTAATTCTGAATCAATAGTATCTTGAGCAATAGACAAAATTTCAGAACTCAAAGCCTGTCTATTTTCAATTAACTTTTTTTGTTCATCAGAACCTGACAAAGTTTTTTGAGCAAATTCGTTTTCTAGTTCAAAAACTTTTTTAGCGGTTGCCATTTTTTGTTCCGCCGTAATATCATTTTCTTTAGCCTCAAGTTTTAAAATGTCAATTCTATTTCTAAAATTTTTCTCTTCTTCCTGTCTAGCTTTTTCAGCTGCTGCTTTTGCTTTTTCAGCTGCTGCTTTTCTTTTTTCTTCAGCGTCATCTTGAAGCTTATCTTGAGCGTTTTGATTTTTTTCTAAACGTTTGGTGCTTTCAGATTGTATTTCAATTTTACCCAATTCTGCTTTTTTAATTTGCGCCAAATCTTCTTCAGTAATTTTTCCAGCGTTCAATAAATAAGTTCCATACGCTAAAGTATTTTTTCTCAAATTGTCTAATTCTTGTTGAGAAAGCTGTCCTTTAATTTCAGCGTTTTTAATGGCGTTATTTAATTCCGCTTGAGCCAATGCAGAACGTTGTTTAAAATTCTGTTCTTCTATTTTTTCAGCTTTCTGCAAAAATGATACACGCTCTTTGTCGCTTAAAGTTCTATTTTTAGACTTCAATATCAGTTCATCATACTGCTGTGATGCTTTGGCGTTAGCAACTTCTTGACTATTCTGCATATCTGCCAAATCCTGTTGAGCTTCTTTTAATTTTATAGCTTCATCAGCTGCTTTACTCATGCTTTCTCCTAATCCGTCAAAGGATAAACTCGCCATTGCAGAGCCTAAAACTCTAAAAACAGCACCTAAAGCAGCAACGCCTTGTTCAATTTTGTCAATTAAAGGGTCAAGGTCTTTTAAGTAGTTGAATAAAGCAGCTATTGCGATGACAATTATACCTATTCCAGTACTAGCCAAAGCTATAGTGAAGGCTTTTAGCCCTAAAGTAGAAGCGTTTGTTGCTGCTGTTACTCCTACTGTACTTGTAGCAAGTCCAGCGTTAGCTGTTGTTTGCGCTGAAGTAGCTATATTCTGAACAGTTTGTACTTGAGTTGAAGCTTGAGTGGCTGTCTTAAATCCTATTTGACTGGCAACAGCTTTGACCATTGAACCAGCGTAATTGTTTACATCGTTTGCGCCTTTACTTACAGATGAAGTAAAACCAGTTACAACAGTTCTAGCTTGTTGCCCATTGATTCCGAACTTTTCAAGTACACCGTCAAGACTGTCTAACGCTCCCTGATAATTACCTACGTTATCTTTTTGTTTTTCTAACGCTGAACTATTGTTTTTTAAGAAAGTATTATTTTGGTCAAGCTTTGCGTTTATCAATTCAATACCTTTTGCACCGTCAACAGTAGAGGCGTTAAGTCCGTCTCTAATTTTTGTTAGTTCTTTATTTTGAATCTTTGCTTCGTCTCTACTTCTAGCGTTTTCGTTTAAAGCAGAATTCTCTTTAAGTTGCGCCAATGTCAAAGAATTTATTGCAGTAGACTGTTCTTTGTATGTTGTGTTTAATGATTTTATTCTAGCCTCATTTTCAACAAACTTTTTCGACAGGTCTCCTGTTGCGTCTCCTGAACTCAAAATTTCTTTTCTTAATTCTGTATTTGATTGACGCAAAAGAATCATTTCTTTTTTGGTTTCAGCTATAGTTCCAGCCGCTTTTTCTCCGTCAACAGTTAAGGTGGCAATGTTAATAATTTCTTCTTCCATTTTATTACAATTGTTGGAAGCACTCAAACTTCCAGTTAATATTTCTTAATTTTACAAAGTAATCCATATTATTAGGACCTAATAATGCCGCATCTTCTCCGTTTATTTTTACAAATATAGCTAAATCGTCATTAGCGTTAGCGTTAAAATAAAAAATTGTTGAAGCATTAGAGTAAGTAGCAGAAGCTGGATTCGTTATAGACGAAGTAGAAACTCCTTTTGTGTACATAGTATGTATTAAAACCCCATTTTTATAAAGTTGAAAAGACACGTTTAATCTTCTTCTTGGATAAAGAAACGAACTACCTGCTTGGTTTTTATTTAAATACATTTCTAAATAACCAATATTTAAAGTTAATTTTAAATTTTGATTTTGAACTAAATCTATAGCTTTGAAATTAGCTATAGCAGTTCCTAATATATTTGTATCTGAAGTAGAAATTGTTAAACTGTCAGGTATATTTACAGGCGAAACAATTTTTTGACTTTTATTTACATATTTAGTAAAATTATTTACGCCTTCTTCATTCCATTCATAAGTTATATTATTGACGCTGTTAAAATCTGAAACCAAATGTAAACGCCCCCTGTTCTGAATATTAATTTTTCCAACACGTGAAATTCCGCCTTCTTCAGAAATGAACTGAAAAAGCAAATCAGAATTTTCAATAACTGGAACTGTAGAAATAGCTTCTATTTTCAAAATAAATTGCGTGCTTACATCTACGGTATAAGGAACAGATAAAACTTCAGTTTCAACGTTATCGCTTCCTGTAACATAAATTCTATTTTTAGCATCGTCAAATTCTCTCACAATAAAAGTAGCTTGAGGAGAAGTGTTTGAGGCAAAATATAAATCATTCGCATCAGGAATAATTTTTGTTTCAAGAAAATTAAGAACTACATTCAAATCATAAACAAGCGGAACATCAGGTGCTGTCTTTTCTATCATTAACGCCTTTATTTTTACTTTGTCTTTTTGAGTTGTAAAATTTTCCTCTAAAGGCAACCAGTAAGAAGATAAATCTTTAACAAAAAATACTTCAGTCATTTTGAAATTTGAAATAAAAACTGCGTCATATCTAAAACTTAAAACTCCAACAGTTGGTAACGAAATGTTTTTAGTATAGGCATAATGAAATCCTTCGTACAATTCAAACATATTTGGAGAAATTGCTTTGTACATCATGTGAACAGACTTTATTCCATTGTCGTAAATTGATACCTCTTTTTGCGTTTCCTCAAACTTATAAATATTTAGAGTACTTGTTTCGCCTAACTCATTTAAAGTCCTTAAATTTATCGTATTATCGTCATTAATATCTTGGTCATCAAAAAGTCTCATTGAACCAGCACCGAAATCAGAATTCAGGTAGTCGCTTTTCTCTACAATTGATTTGTTATTTTCAAAATAAGAGTTGTAAAAAGGCGGACTATCTGCATATTTCAAAGAATTCTTTTTTGCCAAACCGCCTTCAAAAGAATATTCTTCATAACCTGTGTAAAGATTTGAATAATCAACGAAATTCTTTTTCATTGTCTCTATATTTTTCCAAAGAAAAACACCAGCAGAGCGTTCGGAATCAGAAAACTCTATAAATCCATTGAATGTTTTCAATACTTTTGTAATGAATGTAAAGCAAGTTTCATTTGCATCAAATAAAGGGATGTCATCGCCTATATAAATTCCAGCGTTTGGATTTGTATAGTATTTTACAAGCTGCGTATCTGTAAATAAATCGCCATAAGGAAAATAAGACAATTGACCTATTACTTTTCGCATCATTTCAACTATGTTTAAAAGGGCGGGAACTTCTTGAACAGAAATAATTCCGCTTTCATCTTGAGCAGAAACAGGTGCTGTTCTTGAAATGTCTGTTGTAGGTTCATTTAACGCCAAAAAATTAGATAAAGTTCTGTCGTATTGAAATCCGAAATCAATGCTATTTAAAAGCACCTCTTTTGACCTTGACACAAAGAAACTATCTGTAAAAATAATGTATGTTGAAATCGATTCTTTTCCTTCTTTCTGTACTTTAAGTTTTTGTTTCTTTAGAAATATACATCCGTTTAAAATCACGTCGCAATCATAGCCCAAAGTCATTGATTTCGCCTTTGAATTTGGCAAATAGTTAATTCCTAAAATCCTTAAATTTTTAGAAGTTGGCTTTAAACTTATATTATTTGAATATGAATATTGACCTTGAATCCCTGTTAAGTTTTGCGATTTCTTAAACGTAACAGTTACATTTTGGTCAATATCCAAAAACTCATTATTTATCCTAACCTGTATCATTATAGTTTGAAATTTCCTGTGTTGTTAATTTCCGCCTTCAATTTAAAATCAAAAGTAGTGAATTGGTCTGCTGCACTTCCTGAAACGTTACACTCAATAAATAAATCATTTCCGTTTAATTGCTTCATGTTCATTTCTACTTTTGGCGAACGCAAAAGCATGTCAAAATTTTCTTTTAATTTTCCAATTTTACTACCTTTAAACTCGATTGTATTTTTGTAATCAGAACCTGATTGAACAGCACCGCTTTTATTTTCGTTTTCATTAAAATAATTCTTATCGTAAAACGTTACCTTGCTTCTTTCTGATTTTTTTGAATCTATTTCAGCGTAAAAGAAAGAGAATCCGCCTCTGTTGTTGAAAAATCTGAACTGAATAACTGGGTCGCAGTTTTCATGGAATGGAAAAGCGAACAATTTCTTTGCTGGGTTCTGATTTGAACAGGTTATTTCTCGAAGTGAATTTATAATTTCAAGTTGAGGTGTTGTGAATTTGAAAGTTGACACTCCTTTTTCAAAAGTGATAGCTGAAGAAATTCCGCCAACCATGACCGTTTGAGTATTAATTTCATTGTTAAAGATGCTAACGTAATTATCAAACGACTTACAAACCTCAATTACTTCAGGCGTCAAGAACGTCAGTTTGTCAATTACTAAAGGATTTGAAAAGCTATCAAAAAGCAATCTTTCTCCTAAAATAGAATATCCAATTTCTTCAGTTTCATCCACAACACTCAAACCGTCAGTAAATACCACATTGTCAAAATAATAATTATCGAATGTAAAATCCGTATCGGGTGGGATTGATCCGTCACGAATTTTAATATCGATAATGAATTTTTCAATTGATTGATTTTTATCGCCTTCAAATTCAAATTCAAAGTCATGCAGCTGCAATGATTTTAAAAACTCACTTACGTCAACTGAAAATATTTTCGTTTCCGTATTCGGGAAAATGTTTCTTATTACGGCGGATTTATCTTCATACATTGAACTTATGAAAACGTCGCAAACATAATCGTCAAAATTTCCAATTGTTGCGTCTGTTGTAAATTCAATTATCGCTGGACTAGTGCAATTGAAAAAAGTAGCTGGTTTTTTAATAATAGTTATCGCCATTTTATAGATAGTATTTTTTCTTTTTCTTCTTGAACTGCAATGTCAAGAACTCTCTTTAAATTTTCTTTATTTATCACAGCCTGTAATTCGACAGAACCGCCTTGTCTATCCCATGTAGTACCCTCGTTTATTATCGAGTTCAAAACGGCGTGAGGGTTCAGAATTCCTTCTAATCCTTTGGCGTTTATCCATTCTTCAATTTTCTCTACAGTTGGAATCTTTTCACTTTGATTTCCGTCTCTCAACGCCAAAACGTAACGCATTGCGAAAACTTTTACTTCCTGTTTGTTTGGCGTTATATTTGAATCTTGCTGAACTGATTCTATTAATCGCCTTGTTGCAATCATGTCTTCATCTACGATAGCATCACGAAGAGTCTGCGTAAATTCAATTTCTACTATTTCAGCTAAATCCATAAAGAATAAGATATTTCAACGCCTGTTGTGTTCGTTGCTTTTGTGTATTTCACGCTGTTATAAAGTGGTCTCAAATTAGTCAAAGCGAATCTCAAATTAAACCCACATTTGAAATAATTATTCATCTGATTAATGAACGCCTTTGAAATCATATCTTTAATTATGCTTTCAAATTGCCCTTCATCAAAAGTAGATTCGTTTACATCTGTTGAATGTTCGCTAGGAATACCTACAAATAAAAATCCTTTATATTCGTGTTCTTGAGTTGTGAAATTTGGCACAACTAATTCAATTCGATTAATCATAAATAATTTGTAAGGAATCTCATTTGGAACAACGCCATTCAAATCAGTTTCGTAAAATGAAAAATCATTGAATCCCGCCAAATATTTGAATAAATCATTTGAATCATTCATTTCAGAAGGCGGAATAAAAGTGATGTCAATCGGTTTTAGTGTCATTTTGGCTTTGGTTTATTTGCTTCATAATTATTGAATATCGCCAACTTATCGGACAAAATACTCAATATGATTGTGTCAAAGTTAAACAAATTTCTCTTATCAAAATTGGTTTCATTATAATTTACTGGAATATTTTTCTTATTCGCCCAATATTCGATATAATAAAACTTATCTACAATGGCGTTTCTGAATCCGTTTCCGCTTCCTTCAACGTTGTAACTCTTTTGAACTGATTCAATGGCTTCTTTTATAGAGGTTACTGCTTCAGAAAACAAATTTGTGAACGCCAATATAACTATTTTTTCATAACTTTTCTTGTATTTAAAGTTAAATCTTAAAAATACGCTGTGTATAACTTTGGCATATTCTTCTTGACTATTCGCCTCGCTTAAATCCAGCCAATCAAAGGCGTTTAATTTTTCAATTATATCTGAACTTGTTATTTTTATGTCAAGCGATTTGGCGAAGAATTCGCTATGTTTAAGGATTACTTTCTCTAGTACCATACTATTGGTTTTTTTAATTCAAAAATCATTCTCATTAATAAGCTGTCAAAGAAGTCAGGAGATTTTCCAGTTCGTTTTTTATGTTCGGACTTCTTTTCGAGCTTTATTTTTCCTTCTGCGTCCATTGGTTCACGGCAAATACTTTCAAGGTCTGACATGATTTGCTTGAAGAAGTCATGGCACTCAATGAATATTTCTCCGTTATTAATCATATCTCTCAACAAAAACGCACACTCGGTTTTCAGGTTGTAATAATTTGCGCTTTTGATAGGTTTTGAATTGTTCACAAACGCCCTAGCTGAATTTAATTTTTTCAAGCTATTCGCCGTGAATTTTCGCAATCCGTCAGAATCATAAACTATATTTGAAAATGGAACATTATACTGATTCGCCAATTCAATTAATTTTGCACCTATGGCGGTTTCATCAATCTTGTCAATAGCAATAACTTTTTCTACTCTGAATCCATTCCAAATAGTAATGACAAAAGTATCAGCACCCAAATAGGCAATATCAGCAGAAAGATAGCGTTTACCATTTCCATTAATGAAAGCGTTTGTAAATATATCACAAATTTTGTCATAATCAAAAAGAGCAAGTGGATTGTCTTCATATTCAAAGTTCCCATAAATTAAACGCTGTATTGTTTGTTCTTCTCCAGTCAATAGAATATCCTGAATATACGCCTTCACTTCAGGGCTAGGATTATCAGACGGCAAGGCGTGAATGAATTTCTTACTCACGGTTTCTTTTTTGTCCTTAAATGGCTTATAATATCTATCGTAAACGTGAGTTTTTGCAGAGTTAAAACATTCCAGCATCTTCTTTGTTATGCCGTATTTGTCGTTATTACAACGCCCTAACCTAGTAAAAAGAACGTCAATCGCTTTTCTGTCTGTTTCTGAACTTTCATCAATGGCGCAACCAGTCAATTCTAAACCACCAAATCTTTCAAATAGCGGGTCACTTGGTTTATACGCTGTATCAATCAAATATATTACGCTCTCGTTGTTAAAAACAATCTTATTAAGCTGCTGATTATATGTGTAATGAACATCTACTACAAGATTTGCCTCTTTAAATACCTTGAAAAGCGTTATCAATGTGGTTTTCTTTAGCGTAATCAATTCTTTTCTACCCAAACCCCAAGCAGTACCCGAATAAGTTTGAGCCATGTAGGTTAGCCAATAGCACATCAAATAAGATTTGCCTGAAAAAGCCCCGCCACCATAACCAACAAAGAGCGTGACTTTGTCTGATAACAAACGCCACGCCCTAGACTGCTTTATTGATAGGTGTATTTTATTCATTTATTCTTTTAATTCTTCGTTAGAAGCTGGTTCAATTTGTGATTCAGGCGATGAATCTAATATAATTTGAAAAGTAGGCGATGCCAATTTTTCGCCGTCTGTCGTTATGTCAGTTTTGTCAGTCAAACCGTTTAATCTTTGCGTTATGCTAGGATTGAAAACGCCAAGTAAACCGCCAGTAATCTGATTTGCTCTGATTTCTTGCTTTATATACGAACAGATAGGCACAAAGTCCTCATAAAGTTTGTCTTTATTTTTAAAATATTGGTGTATCGTTCCGTATCTGCTGTAACAAAAAACACAAAATCCGTCAAATGTTAAAGGTAATTTGTATTCATCTTCAACTCTATCAGCATCTTTTCCTACGTACTGAACTTTCATCCATTCTTTAGCCTCTACCTTTAAATTTTCCTTGTAATCCTGAAAAGCTGAATATAATTGTTCAGGTGTTTCAAAAATTCTAGTAGGGTGTATATTTCCATTCTTTGCCATGTCTAAATTAATTTATTACAAATCTAGTTAAAAATATTATATTTTAAAATTTATTTCTCTGGAACTTCTGTTGTAGTCGAACCGTTAAAATGAACTTCTTTTTTTGAATCTATATTTTTTTTGTAAAATCCTGAATAATCATTTGTAAATAAAATTTCAAATCCTTCTATTTTGTCAAATCCGTCAGACATGAATTCAAAAACTGTACTTCTGAATTTATCTATATTTTCAGGAGAAACCAAATTTTCCAAAACCTGAATTTCAGATTCTTCTAAATCGTAAAGGAAATTAAAAACATTCATTTTATATTCTAAATCTTTTCTTGTCATACCTCTTGAAAATTCTGTTGATTTGTCTTCAAGGATAGCCCAAATTATTTTCTGAAATTCATCCAGCGACCTGAACACGAAAACTCTGAATCCGTGACTGTCTAAAATTTGATGAATTTTCTTCTGTTCTTTTGAAACAATTCCTTGAGGTGTTTTACATTCAAGAAAAAAAGTTCTTCTCCAAAAATGAAACTCTAAATCAGGCACACCAGCAACAACGCCCATAGCTTTAAAGTTAGCCGCCTCAATTGGGTTTCTTTTCCCGCCATTGGGTACATGATACATAAGCCCCCTTAATGCTGGGAAATTATTATGAAACCATTGGAAACAATCTGACTGAATTCTGCCTTCAGATTGAATTGATTCTTTTACTACTTCTTGAATAGAATCTTCTAAATCGATTTGATTAGCCATAATTTTAAATTTTAAGTTATTATTTTATAAAAGTGGAACACTTAATTTTTAGCGTTCCAGTTAGCGTTCCAGTATTAAAAACCTTGTTAACCCTTTATTTTATTAATATTATTTATTTATTTATTTATTTATATTATAGTAATGGAACACTGGAACGCTGACTTCCTATTAATAAACAAAAATGCAAAAGTGAGCCTTTTTTGTATCTTTTTGCCAACACATGCAAATCTTGTGTTCCAGTGTTCCAGTATTACTTAACTAATTGATTTTAAACGTATTAAAGTGGAACACAAAATATTTTCAATGTTCCACTTTATCTAAAATTTGAATTCTTTTTGTTTTGGTGCTTTTTTTGGTTCAGGTTTTACTTCTTCTTCTAATTTGTATTCAGAAAAGAATAAAGGCTTCACATAATATCCACGTGTTTTATGTCCGTTTATTCTCGCTGTGCTTCTTTCGAATCCTAATTGAATCATTGACTTGCTTATGAATTTTGCATTTAGAGTTTTGCCTAGAAACTTTTCCTGAAGTGTGATAAGTATGTCAGGATTAGAATAGAACATTGCCTTGCTGTCTTCTTTTTTTACAACCTCAAAACATTGCTTTATCAAATCCTTTTCAATGTCCGTAATTTCAAAGTTTTTGTTCATTGCGTCACGCTCTTTCATTTCTTCAAGAGTAAGATTTTGATTAAATTCTTTGTCATGGTACAGAGCAAAAGCTTGCGCCCAAACTTTAGAAATGTCAACTTCTTTTTTATAGTTCCAGTCGATGTCTTCAACATTGATACAAAGCCAGCGTGTGTTTTCAGAATCTGTCAAAAATTCATCCTTATTGGTTGAGGCAAAGAAATTGCATCGTCTAGGTTGTTCTTCAGGGTTTACTTCAAATGCTTTACGTTCTTTAATCATTGACATCGAAATAACAGATTTCAAATGATTCACATCTAAATTAGACAGAGAAGCCAATTCTTCAAGATTATAAATGAAATTTTCAGAGAATGAAAAATAAGTGTCTTTATTGTCTCGAATAGGTGCCTCGGTGTAATACCTTGTTCCAAATGGATTTAAAAACCTGATGAATGTACTTTTACCTTTCTCTTGCTTTTCGCCTATTAAAACGTAAACAAATCTATTTTCTACACCGTACAAAGAACAGCCTATTGAACGCACAAGCATTTTACGAAATTGATTGACGTGAAACTTTTGATTAGTTGCTTTGATATAATTCGCCAGTTTTCCTATGTGGTCTGTTTCATAATCCCATTCTTCAAGATTTGTGAAATAATCAACGAAAGCATTATAAGACTTCATAAAATCAGACTTCAAAAGTGATTTCAATTTTTCCATTGAGAAACGAAAATTTGCATGCTGTAACTTTCTGTAAATAGAATGTTCGTTTAGCTTCTCGAAATCTTTGCTGCTTTTGGCTGGTCTGTATTCTGTTCTTTGTGTAATTTCGTTTTTGACGAACTCCCAATTTTGTTTCAGGAAATATTCAACTTTATAAATTTCAGGCTTGTCATCTATTCCGAACGCTTCCTTGTTTTGTTCAAATATTTTCTTAAACACTTTTTCTACTTTCTCTTTTGAAAGAAGCAGACGTTCGCATAAATGAAGTATATCGGTTGAAGAATATTCACGCCCGATTCTATTAATCATGTGTGCATGAGAATAGACGTCACGCCATGCACTTTTTTCTTGTTCGTTCCTTGCTTCTACAAGTTCAGGCTCTTCGTCAAATGGTAAATATTTTTGCTCAAATATGAAGTCATCTTTTAAAAAATCCCCTTCAGTTATATCTTTTTTCTTACTCATTACTTAAAAATAATTGTGATTGCATACCGATATTGATTGCACTTTTAGCCGTTTTTTGATAACCTTCAACGCCTTTACGAAGGTATGAATTATTTGCAATTAAACTATTAATAAAATTTTCAGCTTCTACTTGGTCAATGTAACCAGTCGCTACATATCCGCCCAAAGTCACAGCTGCTGCTCTGATTTGTGGGTGTCCTGTATCTACAATTTTATCAACTGCTGACATGATAATTTTTTGAACTATGGCTTTGTCTCTGTCTGTTGAATCTATTTTAACAGGTGCTACATTTGAAGCTTTGAATTCATCTTTCTTTTTTCCTTTTGTATTCCATTCAGTAGGATTTTCACGAAATAATAAATCAGGGTCGTAAGATAAAAACAAAGGCAAAATGCAGTTCTGTCCTGTTCCGTCGAATCCTTTATACTTTTCCATTTCTAAACCTATTCCGTAGAAGTAGCTTTTGAATTCGTCTGTCGAACTTACAACAGGAATCTTGACTATAAATTTAACACCTTTTTTAGAAGGAGAAATTATCGCTGCAATTATACAACTATATTTCTCAAATAAAAAATATTTGAATTCTTCTGCGTTTTCAATGTGGTCAAAATCTAAAACCAAAAGACCAGTAAAAAATTCAATATCTACGTACTTACGACCATGACCGTTTGAGTAAACGCAAGGTGTAAAATAGTAAAGATTATTCTGTTTAATAGTCGATTTTCTTTTTAAGTTTCCGTATTTCTCACAAATTGAAATCAATCTGAATACTCTTTTTAATCTATCATTTGGCTGTGAATTTGCTTTTAACATTTCAAATAACGTAACAATCCCGAGCGGTTTTTTAGATTCCACTCGGGCTGGATAATATTGAAATTTAATTTCTTCTAAACTAAACATGATTAATCAATTCCTAAATATTCAAATACTTTTTTCATATCTACAACACTCATTAAGGCTTTATATATTTTTTGATGAGTTATTTTCAATCTGTCAAACCTACCTTTTATTTGCTTAGGATTTCCAATCAAACAGAATATACATCCTGTTCTTTTTTCTCCTTCTACTTTTATTATGGTTAAAGTTCCGTCATTTTCTAAAAATTCAACTTCTCTATCATAATAAACTTCTGCAAATTTTATATTAAAATGATTGTGATAATCCCAAATATCATTTTCAGTCCATATTGATAAAGGTCTGCTCATAGGTTTAGAACCAAATGAATTACAGCCAGTCTGCATATAGGATATTCTTCTCATATCACTTTCTTGCGCTGTAGTGGCTGTAATAGGTTTTTTACCAGTTAATTTTTCGTACCTATGAAAAGGTTCTTTTTTAAAAATATCACAACATTTTCCACTTACTTGAAATGGAGCATTTATCAATGGTTTCCAAATATTAGCAAGTTTAAAAGATTTTGATATTGAACCGTCTGACTTTATTCCTGTTAGGTATAAATTTATACTATTTGTGTTTTTTCCTGTTGGGTTTCTAATATCAGAAATCATTCTTGAAGTCTTTTTACTTCCTATTAAAAAACCTACATTAATAACAACATCAGTCCAAAGTCTTTTTGGCTTTAACCAAACAGTATTTTCAAACTTCTTTACATGACTTCTTATTTCAGGAAATTCTAAACCAGTATCACAAAAAACTCTAACTGGTTTATTATCTGAATTTATTTTTAAATAATTTTTTAAATATAAATATTCAAATTTCAAATAAATATCTAATTTACCATCATGCAGTTTGTCTATTAAATCTCCTAATATTTGTGAATCTTTTCCACCTGAAAAAGACAAGTAAACATTTCCTTTATATACTTCAAAATAATCAATATAAGTTTCTAAAGTATGAGATATTTTTTCTCCTAAAGACAATGATTGTCTTTTAATCAATTCATTTCTATCTATGATTATTTTTGAATTCATTAGTTTACTGTTTTAAGTTCAATATTAAAATTCAAATTTTCATACAAATTAGGATTCTCTTTGCACGAAATAATAATTTCGTTAATAGGAGAAGGATAGAAATTTTTAACTCCGTAGAAAGTAGCACCGTCGCCAAATACAATTTCGGTCATGCTATTTTCTTTTCCGTAAGTTACTCTGAAATAATCATTCAAAGTTCTTATAAAATATTCCGGAATAAAAACCATGATTTCACAAGGTCTTTGACTTTTTGATTGAACCATTTTTTCAATCTGAAATCTGCACTCTTTAAGAATTGCTTCGATTTCGTCACGTGTGTATTTTTTTAAGAAGTCCATTTTTCAGATGCTTTTAAAACTATATTAATATTATTAAAAAGAATTATTAAATTTTCTTTAGATAAAGAAATTTCATTTCCGTCATGGTTTATTATAGACCAATCTGTACCATCTTCTTCACGCTCTAAGGTAACGGACTGAACACAGTCGTTACCTATAGCATTTTTTACTTGTTGTTTTTCTGAAACCTTATACATTGAAAAAAGTATTAATTACGCTTTCAACTTCTTTTTCAGATTTAAAAAACAAATTCTTTAAATTAGGTGCGCAAATATTACCACATTCTTTTGCACTCATTTCGTTGTATTTATCTTTTTCAAAAATTTGAATCCAACCAGCAACACAATGAGTAGTTCCGCAAGTCACAACTTCTTCTACTGTTTGATTTTTCCAGTTATCATTTTCGTGCCAAGTACTCATTACTAATTTATCACTTGAAATAATAGGTTTTAATTTTTTCAAATATTCAACTTCTTTTTCAGTAAGTTCTAAATAAGTTCCTTTTTCAAATGTATCTTTTTTAAATTCATAGCCTATTTCTTTTAATTTTTCCATAAACAATGGGGCTGTGAATGTAGCACCTTCTTGAACGTCAACATAACCTGATACTTCTGTTAAAGCTGGGGCTGTGAATGTAGCACCTTGACGAACGTAAACATAACCTGATTTTTGTAAAGCTGGGGCTGTGAATGTAGCACCTTCTTGAACGTAAACAGAACCTGATACTTCTGTTAAAGCTGGGGCTGTGAATGTAGCACCTTCTTGAACGTAAAC